CAAGAGTCATTGTCTGAGTTGCTCCGCGCCAGGTAGGGATAAAGGCAACCGCCAACCTGCCGGCATAAAATTCATTTTTCACTAATTTGAACCTGAACTTCAATCCTCCCCTACAATAATTAAACAGAGTGCCGAGGAAAGCCACAGGGGTATGAAGCGTTGAGGAACCGTATGCTTGTTTATACCATGTGGGTCGAATTGGTATCGACGTTATTTGATCTCCTGCTATTTGTGTCCCCCACGTATCTTTCTCATAGAACGCATAAATGGATTTAATAAAATCAATGGACATTTCATCTATGCCGGAAATATTATTTGGGGGGCTGGACACAAGAGAATTCGTGAGAGAACCACCAATAGGCTGTGCAGCAGACGGCCCGTCCCAATTAGGGAAGTACCTCGCATACTGCGGGCGATTCATCACAGGTGTGGCCAAATCCGTGGGCTTAGACCATCCAAAGACGTGTGCGGCTCTCGCCAGTACACTGGAGGCCCAACCCACAGTCCGAGTCGCTGGGGCCAAAAGCGGAATTTCTCCAAGAATATTCGATGCTTTACTAATTTTAGCAAGCGCGCCTTCGACCGGTCCAATTCCAGCCTTCTTCGCTTCACGAGATCCGATAAAGGAAGACTGGGTAATAGTAGGTCCAGTAAGTTCGATGTTGTCATATGCTCCCCACAAGGTAAAACCGGCAGCATTATCGCCAGCGCCAGTCGTAAGGGCGGAGTAGGGGTAAATGAACAACATCCCAGTACCAATAACAACGGTGGATCGGTTGACCCAATACGGAAAGGCATTCTGCCATGGTATCCGAAGTTCAACCGATGTCTGAGAAGCCACGTCAATTTCGACGTGGGGCAATTGCGTTATATTCATCAGCGCAGTTGCATGAGTCTTGACACTAGCGGAAAAGTCCGTGCTCGCAATAAGCGAACCGCCGCTTGGCAACCATGCCAAGATATACCGTCCAGTCATAAAGCGAGTAGCATTAACATTTAGAGTAATAATCATATCTGCTTTCATACCGTAAATTCCGGTTAGTTTAGCAGTCTTAATGCCTCCCGTAAGGAGAACAAATGGGTCACCACTCCAGATGGTAGTACTATCGCCCGTGGTCAAAGTCCCCTGAAACAAGATAGCTGGCCGTTTCAGGAAGTCAATAATAGTTTCAGCACCCTCGACATGATCTCGAGGCTGCAAGAGAGTAGCCAATAAATCGATAGGTTGAGATACAGCAGCAGCGCCATCGTTATCAAAAACGGTGACTCCCTGCTGAGTCTGTCCTTCACTAGGTATCTGGTCATTTGCGCCTGATGGCAGAGCTGGGGTCGGGGGTTCTTCGGCCATAAAAATCGTTATTCTTATAAAGGACTTAATTTTCATGGTGGACATGGGCGTTTTACACCGGCCTATGTCCAGATATGGTGGTGGGCAACTCCCACAAGACATTTCGTAGTCTGAACGCCCAATTGAAGCGAGGGAAGCTTGCTTCACACTCTCGTAGTGACACGCCCAAGTTTTACGTCCAGAGGGAAAGACGGGAACTATAGCCATTTAGGCTTTGCGCGTCGCGTCATACGCGACACGCCAATCTTCAGTGAAAGGTTTCCAGTGACGACCTTGGAAAGCCCTCATTTTAGGCAACCACTCCTCAAATGTTTCGCGGCCATGAAGGGACAATTCACGAATCGCTGTATCCTGGTTCGCCATAGCAATGGTATCATAATCACCACCACTCCGGGACCATAGAGGAAGTTCCAAAATAACATCGAGATCCAGTGGACCAACCCACTCATTATCCTCCTCAACAAAGCGGAACGACCGCTTAAGGATCGTGTGTTCTGTGATAGGAATCAAAACTTCGGCGGGGGGGCCTTTATCAGTACCAGTGTATACATGTCCAAAATCGGCAACAGTGGTAGACACCAGTTTAGGAGTAAACCGGGTAGAGTATTCCCTAGAAACCGAGTAAATGTTGTCATCTCCAAGAACGAGGAGGTGGACATGATCAAAAAACAACGGATAACACGATGAGTCTTTGTGGAGTCTCCTCCACGCTTCAAGCATC